TTACTAAAGATGGTAATCCTTCTGGGTCTCCTAACACCACAACCGACAACGGTATGGTTCACATTGCCATGTTGTTGATGTGTTGGTTTAAAGAATTTAACACATTTTCTGGTTTCGTCTCCTTTTTGGACCGAACCGGATATGTTGTTTTCGGCGATGACTGCATCGCAGCAATAAACTGTCCTGATGATGAACGCTTTTTTGCCAAATTACCCGAACTTTGGCGCTCTCTTTACGGAAGCAATTTCGTGACGGAGATCGTCGATGATTGGAGTAAGGTACATTTTTTGGGCGTTTCTCCCCTTAGCTCTCAGCCCCCTTTTTGTTATTTGACCAAACCTTATGACATAGATCGCCAGCTCACGAATCTCGTTGAGAAGGGACGTGATCCTGTCCGTTTTGATCCCCTTGTAGAAATACAACGCGGATTAGCGCACAGAACACTTTTGTCCTTTACTTATCTAGATGATCGTCACCAGGAATTGCCTATGTTGAAGATGTGTATTGACCGCATCTTTGAGGACTATGAAGAAATGTTGTCCGGGAACCCTATGTTCTCCAAACTACTAGATCTTCACAAGCTCTCAGATGCCGACTTTGCTCATCGTTTGATCAATGATGATTCGATCAGTTCCTTACTTGAGTCCCCCAGCGACTTCTGTGTGCCCAATGTTTCACCATCTGGGTTCCTTGACTCCTATCGCCCCGTTCAGATGTTGGTTTCGAATGAAAGAAATCGCCAACAAAAGAAAGTTATGTCTACTCTTTCTTACCGTGAATGGTGTCAAGAACACACCGCAAAACTCGCTGGCCTCTCGAAGGCCGAGAAGAAGACGCGTTATGCCTCTTACTTACAATCCACTGCTACTCGTGCTGCCGTCCCTAGCCAGGTCCGCACCACATCCGCCAAGAAGTCTAAACCCTCTGGCATGCTCCAACCTATTGGTATTTCCGGCTCCGCCCCTGCGTCTACCACTGGGAATTCTACCTCAAGAGTCAATCAATGGTCGGCTACTAACTATGCTTCTGCACTACATAATTATGCAATGTCTCTCGGTAATCCTTGGAATCCTACGTATAACGGCGCTAAGGTCGTCTCTACAATGGCCGAGGACTCATCCGTGGTTAATGTCGTGCAGTATTTTACTGCTGGTTGCCCTACCACTCCCGATCCTTCTGATGCGAATATCCCGTACGCTAATACCGGGTGCGGCGCATTTGTCGCCAATCCGACTGCTCTGTTCATGAACTACATGTACACCCCTGGTTCTCAACAGATTGGTTTTACCAAACCTGAAGACAATGATGCCACCGAATCCCCTGGCCTCTTAGTCTACACAGTCCCCAATGCTGCCCCACTTGTTGGCCTCAACTTGTGTGGAGGTACCACGACCGCTGATCCTGGTACTTTGCTGTATCCCAACTACAGCCCAGCCAACCCTGCTTGGGTTTCTCTGAAAGATTGTCAGGAAATTCAAAATCTATCCTCGAAGTTCCGTCTCGTTTCTGCTGGCGTCACTCTTGAATTTATGTCCACTGCCCTTACTGGCTCTGGAGAGTTAGCCTTTGGCTGTATTCCCTCCTCTGCCTTCCAGCAACGTGGTCTTATCATGAATGATACCAATTTTGAAGTCTTGATGAAAACTCTGTCTTGGACAGATTTCCTCGATCTTGAAGGTGTGCAAAAGTGTCCGGCCATTGAAGGTTGCACATTAGTTTGGACCCCCTATGATGAGTCTACGACTGAGTATCGTGAGTCTATTTTACAGTATGTTTCTTCACAGGACACTGTACCCGGACTTAATCGAATTCGGCCAACGATTCAACAGGTCAAACGAACTGCTTTATCGAACAGTAAGAGTGCCTTGAAAAAGGATCACCCTCACATTCGTACCTACAATCCCACCACTGATGCTTTCCTACCAGTAGTGAAAACTGCTGATGAAGCCCATCGCAAACGTTCTGAATACGTTGACCTTTGCAAGCGGAAGGGGCGCAAGCCTCATCCCACTGCCTATGCTGTCGACGTAGACCCTTCATCTGCGTTTGAGGTTACGATCGAGTACCTTGGTGCTGGTTTTAGCGTCCCTATGCCTTGTGATGGCACGCAAGATATCATGTCTGCAATTGCAACTTCTGTTGCGATGGCTGGTGAACTTGCTGCCCAGGCTGGCGCTGGAACTTTCGATTTGAAGTCGCAAGACGAAATCATTATCGAAGCCATGGAACAAAATCCTAATCCCAATTCCCCCTATATGGTTTGCATGTGGAACGGTGTGGCTCCCGCCCTCGCTCCTAATGTAGTCGGCGCCTTTGATTGCTACGAGTTGTCATATTATTGCAACTACGAGCTCATCCCCGATGAACAAACATTCCGTATCGCCCAGTCCCCTGCTAGCCCTGCCTATGTTGGCAACCC